GGTTCACATAACCGCCGACCATCACCACATTCGCAGTAGCGGCGAACGCACGCACGACGAGCGCAGTCGCGTTGCCCTTGATCACGAGACCCGGCACGACGAGAAGCAGACCCGATTCGGCGGTGATCGTCTGCTCGATGAGATCATCCGGGGATGATGTGCCGCCGAACTCGATCGTCAGTTTGCGATCAGTCGCATCCGAGTTCACGGCATACAGCCAGATTTCGTCGTAGGTCGTGGCGGTTGAAGATCCGGTATGGATTGTCGTTCCAGCCGTCGCCGTTGCGGCGACCTTGATCAGTTTCCCATCGGTCGAGCCCGAGAGATGGATCTTGCTGTATGTCGCCATGAGGTCTCCTTATGAGAAGAGGGATGCCGCAAGAACGAGTTGATCGGAGTCATTCACGAGCCCATACTTCGACCAAGAAGAACCGGAGTAGACGTAGAGGGAATCGTCTGCATCAATGTAGGCGAACATACCTTCTGCCAGAGTCGGCTCCCCGGCTCCGCCGAACGCTGCATCTCTAGCCGCAGTGGTTGCGAACCGCATGATGGATTGATCCATCAAGAAAGTGTTGACCTGTTGGGCTGTGAGCACCTGCCCGGATGTGAAGAGGAGTGCGCCTGCGCCTGCCATACCCGAGCATCCTACTGCTCAGACGAGTGCGTTGTCTGCATCGAGGACCCCGAACTCCGAGTCGTTGAGGACGAACTGAAAGACGATGGGAATCCATGCGAGGCCGATTGCAACCGTATGCGCCCCGGGCGTTATCTGATGGGAGATGCTCTGTATCCGATAGGTGTCCGAGACCTCCAGAGGGGAGCCTGATGCGAACGTGCGGTTGATCACGATTTGGTCTCCGATCTCCAGCCCGAGGATGGCGACTCGATCAGCCTCCGATTTGTCGTTCAGGATCACGCTCATGGCATCGAATCGGTATTCAGGTTGAGCGAACTGCTCGATGAGGTCATTCGCGAGGGTCAGGGCTTGCGCCTCGGAGCCGAGCAGCGAGTCAGAGAGCGTCAGGGTTTGGATGCCGAACTCGGCTTGGGAGGCCTCATCATCCGCAGTCTGGGGGGAGCCCCCCTCTGGGGTGACCACAACTTTGTTGAACAGGATTTCTGAGCCGTAGCGAATCGAAAGGGTCTGATAGGGGATGCCTATGCCTGAGTCTGAGAACGACTCTACAGGGTTGGAGAATGAGGTGCCTGTTCTGTCGAGGAACGTGAGATCTCCGCCCCGGGCGATGAAGCAGAGGCCCTGCTCCGCCTGAGCGATGCTCTGGAGATAGGTCAGAGCGTTTGTGTTCTCCTTGATCTCATAGGAGCCGAGGCTGGCCACCCCTGAATCTATGTCTCGGGTCGCCGGGAACGAGATCTCTGGGAGATCGAGCAGGAATGAGACTCTCGCCCCCGAGAGTTCGGCTGAGGGGGTCACGGCGGTCACTGTTGCCGTTCTGGCGAGAATCTGAAACTCATCGGCGCAGGTCAGAACCGCTGTTGAGCGATCCTGCTCGGAGGGGGCAGGTTGATACTGCACATCCACATCAACGATTCGGCCAACGAACAGAGGCTCCCCATCGGCGGAGACCGACACCTTCCTTCGGGGGACCACTCCTGAGCGACCTGCAGCCGCAGACCAATAGGGCGAGTCCTGATTCAAGGGATCGAACCGGCGATCATTATTCAGCAGTTTCAGCGAGAGGGAGCCTGCCGAGAAGGAGGAGAGTTGATCCTGTCTGCCGCGAGAGATTCGGGCCTCCTGAACATACGGTGCTATGTCGAGGCCCTCCAGTGTTCCATTGAGCACATCGGAGCCGTTGAGGGTAGACGAGTTGAGCGTGAACTCCCGAACAACAAAACCGACCTCCGCGAGGATCTCGATCTGCTCGCCCCACGGCAGAGTTGAGGCCATCAGGCGACCTTCAGGGGTTGGGCTGCGCCGACTAGGGCTCCGTTGCGGAACTGCCATTTGCGGAGGGCCTCAACGATGGCATCCCCGATCTCCGGGCCGTTCGCCCCCATCCCGGCATTGACTGTGATGTGGATCGCCCCCATCCCAGCGGCATCTCTCAGGGGGATGATCGCCTCCGGGCCTGCCTCTCCAACGAGTCCGATGGTCGGGCGAGTCACGATGCCGCCGGAGGCGAACTCAGCGACAGGGCCAAATCCGAGAGGGCTGAGCAACGCCGCTGCTGCTGCAGCAGCAGCCTGAGCGGCTGCGGCTGCGGCTGCGGCGACCTGCGATGGGAGAGCAGCCCCCTGCTGCGCCGCGATCCTATCCTCAGCCCGAGAGATGATCTCCGATGGAGTCTGCCGTTTCAGGGCGTTGAGTTCTTTCTGGGCCTCGATCAGGGAGAGCAACGCATCCCTCTCCCTCTCGAACGCCTCTGCAACAGCGTCGATGGCTTCCTGCTCACGTTTCTTGGCTTCGTTCAGATCATCGAGGGCCGCCCTGTAGGCATCGGACCCCTCCTTCGCTCCGTTCAGCACCTCGTTGAGATAGGCCTGAGCAGCCGCCTGCTCAACCGTTGCATCCTTCTGATCGCGAATGGCATCCTCAACTCCTCGCTTGGCTGCATCCAGATCCCTCTCGGCCTCAGCCAACTCCTCGGCGGTGGCCGATTTGTTGCGCTCAGCGGCGAGAGCCCCTTCCGCATCTTTGACCCCCAGCGTTGCCTCGGCAACCCTGAACTTGGCCTCTTCCAACGCAATCTCGGCTCTGCGAATCTCAACTGCCGAGGCCTCTGGGCTCCCCCGGAGATCAGCGAGTTCCTTCTCTGCCTCAGCGACCCGGAACGCCGCTTCCTCCACATCGAACTTGGATCGCGAGAGGTTCCTCTCCGCTTTGGCGACTGCCTCCGGGTCTGCCTTGATCGCCCGGAGGGCCGCGAGAGCCTGCTCAGCCTGCGTGACTCTCCGCAAAGCATCAGCCTGCGAGAGGTTGCTATCCCTGAGCCGCCTATTGGCATCCTCTAAAGCCCGAGTCGCCTCCTGCGCCTTCTTCGACTCTCTGGGGTAGCCCTGAGTCACGAGGTTGAACTGCGCTTGGGCGACCCTGACCCCCTCAGTGGCGTTCCCGAGGGCTCTCTGAGCCTCCGCTGTCGCTGCGCTCGCTTCCGTCAAATCCTTCTGCTGGGAGGTCACGCCTCGCAGGGCTGCGGTGTATTCCTTCAGCATCTCAGCAGCAGTCTTGACCTTCGCAGCCCCTCCCGTAAACGTTTCCTCCTGCTGCTTCTTCTCCTCCTGATACTGAGCGATGCGCCGCCGAAACCTCGCAGTCTCCGCAACATCGAACCTGGAGAGTGCGATATTAGCCCTCCCTCCGGCATCCTCGGCGGCATCCCCGATCTTGCCGAACGAAACGGTGCTAAGCAGCGTCACATCTTTGAGGTTTGCCCCGAAGAAACGGAACACTTTGAGGAACACATTGTTCCACGCGATGAACGAGTTCACCACACCGATGATTGCGTTCACCAGCAACTCAAACGCCTTGATTACGACATTTATCGCAGCAATCGCCACTTTGCGGAATCCCTCGAATCGCACGGAGAGGATCACGATGATCGCGATGACTGCCGCGATTGCAGCCGCGATCAGACCGAAAGGGGTTGCCGCGAACGACACTCCGAAGGCGATGTTCGCAAGTTTCGCCGCATTCGCCGCCACCGTGTAGGCGACTGCTGCGGCCCGGAGAGTCACCAGAGCCCCGGCGACTGCGAGGATGGCGGTTCCCATCGGGCCGAGGTTGGAAGTAAAGTTGAGAACCGATTGGCCCAAGAACTTGAACGCAGCCCCGGCTCCTCGCTCTCCGAGCAGGTTTGCGAACTGCTGCAGCACGGGGAGGATGGATTCATTTATGAACGAGAGCATCGCCTTGAACACAGGCAGGAGGGCCGTGCCGATCTCCGCCCTGATGTTCTGGAACTGCGCTGCGAGGATGCGCTGCTGGTTCGCGGCCCCATCCGAGGTTCGCGCAAAGTCTCCCTGAGCAAGAGCGGTGTCCTTCAGGATCAGGGCGTATGCAGCCTGAGATTTCGCGGCCACATCGAGGTTGCCCTTGCCGCTGTAAAGTCCGAGGTTGAGAGCCTCCTGCTTCAGGCGAACATCGTTGAGGGCGACTCCGAACCGTTTCAACGGCTCAGTCTCCCCGGAGAGCCCCGAGCGGAGGGCTTGGATCGCATCCTCGACGCTGGTGTTGTTGAACGACGCGAGATCCGATGCCAACTGCACGAGCGTCACGCTCATGTTCGCGGCCTGCTCTCTGCCGACCCCGAACGCTTGGAACAGGTTGCCGTAAGTTCCTGCAGCCTCCAGAGCCGCCTGTTTGGAGATGCCTGCGCTGACTGCGCTCTTGGCTGCGAAGTCCTCGATGATGCCTACAGAGTCTCCGAACACCACATTGACCTTGCTCTGCGACTCCTCCAATGCAGAGGCCGCATCAACGAGGTTCTTTCCGATGACTGCAGCCGCCCCGATGGCGATTGCCGAGATCTTCGCCAGTCCTGCAACGAGAGATCTTGCCGCCTTGTCTGCGTTGAGCAGTCCGAACGCCGCCTTGTCTGAGCCAGACTCCAACCGCTTGAAGTCGCGGATTGCGCGATCTATCCCCTTCGCATCGAAGGTAGAGATGATCGGAACGACAACTGCCATTTCAGATTCCTCGCGATCCGAACCTGCCGAGCGATGTGCGTACCCGGGCGGATGCGAACGCAGACTGTTTCGCCGTGCGAGACTCTGCGCCTGCAGCCAGCGACTCGTTCACGACTTTCTCTGCCTCCGCGATTGCGGCCCTGATCTCGCTCTCGATGGCTGGGAACTTGGAGAGAACCCCGGGCCACATCGCCCTCGATGCCTCCCCCTGTTTCCCTCGGAGGTTCGGGATGAAGCTCGGATGCTTGCCGGAGGAGGAGCGGCCCGAGATGTCGAAGATGGCTCCTGCTGGGTCGGTCTGAACAAGTTTGACGATGGGGGCCATTCCCGTCGCCCGATTCGTTCTGCCGCCCGTTCTGACCTTGATTCCTTTCCGGGCCGAAGGACCGTAGTATTTGGGGAACCCTCCTGCGGTTCTCTGCCCGGGGGCCGAGCCCTGCCATCCGCTCAGAGCATCCGACTCGGGGAACAGAGAACCTACATAGTCCGCGATGGGTTGCGCCGCCGTTCGCATCCTCCCCGTGATCGCCTTATGGAGCGACCTATCGAGATAATAGAGTTCCTGCAGAACCTTCTTGATGCCGTCAATCTGAGTCAGTGCAGCCATGATCACTCCGATGGTATCAGCGGCGCATCCTCTCTGCTTTCCACCGCAGGTAAGCCCACATCTCTCTGATCATCGCATCACCCGAATCGAGGAGATCGAGCGGTGCTATCCCCGTTTCACAGGCCAGAGCCGCGATCAGGTAGGTGGCTGACTCTGAGCCAAAGGGCCGGGGTCAGCCGCCTCTCGGGGGGCGCATGAGACAACCGTGCTGATCCAATCCGGGTCAAAACGCAGCGCAGTCTGTTTCGTTCGAGTCAAAGCAGACCACGCAAGCCATGCGAGATCCGTGAGCCGGAGGTCTGAGTCGAGGCGAGCCACACTCCGATTCCATGTACGCTCAAAGCCGACGAAATCCGGGAACGCCGCATCAACATCGGCCTTGTCGCCGTTGATGAACTCAACGCTCAGAGCAATCTTCATCGCCCCTGCTCCTCTCTGATGCTCGGATTACGATGTTGCCTTTGTGAGCGTTCCACCCTGGAAGTTCAGTTCGGTGGTTCCGAGTTCTCCAACGCTGCCGTTGATCGGCGTGTGCGAGGCGAGGTAAGTACCTGTGATGGTGTACGAAGGGTTCGTTGAGGAAACGGCGGAGGAGGTCGGCTTGAACACGACGGTGGTGGTTGTGCCAACGAGTGGAAAGACGGTCGCCTCCACATTCGATGCGGCAAAGTCCTGATTCAGGGTAACGGCTGCCGAGATGTTGCCGAGACCGTCCGTGAACTTTCGGCTGTTGTCTCCGAACGCCGTGACCTCTACGGCTTCCTTCTCGTAGTTGATGGTCACCTGCGTGGCTCGGCTCGCCAGATCCACGCTGTTGATCGTAACCGTCACATCCTTGAGAACGATTTGAGCCATGAGCGATTACTCCTTGTCCTTGTCGGCCTTGATCTTCGGAACGCCTACGACTCCGAGGTGGCCCGCCTCGATGAGAGCCGCAATGTTCGCGCCCGGGAGATCCTCGTCGGTCACCAGATCGCCGTACTTGTGACCTGAGAGCAGGTCGCTAGTCACTTTGTACTGAGCCATTGAGGTCTCCTAGCCGTGAACCGTCACCGTGAACTGTACCTGAAGAAAGTCCGCATCCGCAACCGTGAGAGAGGTAATGTTCGCAGCCGAGGCGACGATGAGCGTGCTGCAAACTCCGCCGAGAGTCGGATCCGCCTCTATTGCTGCTCTGATCGAGGAGGCTCCCGAGTAGGCTAGGTAGGCATCGAGCAGGCTGTGGGCCGTGCGATCAATCCAGCGGCCCGTGACTGCTGTGATGCCCCAAGTCATCAGAACATCGCCTCCTCCCATCGCTCTGTGGTACTCGACCTGCTGGAGGACGGGGAAAGCGAACGGAGGGTTGAGTTGCTCTGGCTGATAGGAGTAGGTTCTGAGCCCCGAGATCGTTGCGAGCCGGGTCTGCAGCCCGGAGGCGACCTGTGAGATGGTGGCAGGCATCAGGCGATCCCGAGGATGCGATACGGCTGCAGGAGGTCTCGCACATCGGGATCAACGGAGCGCACCTGCAGGGCCATGTCTCCGAAGCCGACGACTCCGAGGGCGGCGTTGTATCGCGCAAAGCCTCTGATGGAGAGGAGGATGCAGGCCTCCCTCACATCATCAGGAACGGAGGGCCATCCCCAGACTGCCGTGACCTGAACGCCGGGGAGATCAGGAGGGGAGAAGAGGGGGAACCGTTTGCCTCCCGTTGCTTGGATCAGCGTGTAGGGGCGATACTGGAGCGAGGCGTTTGTTGGCGCAAGAATGTAGTCGGTGTTGAGGCTCCATGTGGTCTCATAGGTTCCGTTGCCATCAGTATCTGTCTGCAGGGTGATGTTCGTTGAGGAGAGATCCTGAACGGTGAGATGGTAGGAGTAGTTGGCATAAAGCCGGATCGCGGTTGAGGCGGTCTGATAGAAGAACCGATTGCAGTACCCGTCGATCCGCCGAGACGCCCCCTCGATGGCCTGCTCCAGCAGCGTGTTGTCGTTATCGTCAGTCAGCCGGAGGACGGCTTTGACCTCCGACAGCGTTGCGTATCCGTTGGTGATGCTCACGGCTTCCTGCGCTTCCGGGCGCGAGGAGCGGTGGCTCGCTCAGTCTCTGGGCAGAGCGAGGTAGTCTCTATCTCATGCCCGAGGGCTGCGAGAGCGGCATCAACCGCAGCGATCCGATCACGGAGACCTCTGGCCTCATAGCCCCTGCGCTCAACGAGCAGAGCGTTGATCTCCTCTTTCCGTGCGTGGCTCATCATGCCTCCATCGTAGAGGAGGCCGATGCCTCCGCGATGAGAGAACCCCGATTTAGAAGGTCGGTGGGACCAAACCAGTGCCGTTGATCTGCGCCCATGCGTTCGGGTAGCGGTTCGCTGTGAAACACGAGTAGCCGTAGACAACTAGGGTCACATCGAGTTCGGCAACCTTCGGCTGCTCGAAGCGGAGCAGCATCGGATCGCCGCCAGCCTGCTCCCACAGGTGGAGTTCCTGCAGGTTGCCGACATAAATGGTGTCCTGATTCGTTCCGGAACCCTTGTTGGTCGCCACGTTCGCATCGGTGATGACCGGGAGGCCGAGGATGCTGTAGCCGCTGTTGCCATACTGCGCCGATCCTGCACCCGTTGCCACAGGGTTCAGAGCAACAGGCGACGGAACCGCGATTGGGCGGTTCTGACCGTCAAGTGCCGCAAGGATGAACGCTAGGCGGCGAGGATGCATGATGATCGAGTTGGGGCCTGCGAAAAACGTTGTCTGTACTCTCTGCACCGCATCCGCCAACTTGGGGTACAACTCCGTCACCGTGGGCGTGTCGTCGGTGTAGGTGACTGCCTGACCTGCGGAGGCGAACAGTTCCGCCACGAGCAGTTCGTCGAGTTTCGTGTGGTAGGCGGCGATGAGGTCTGCGATGACCAGCGAGTCCACGTTCGTGCCGCGCTCGATGGCCTGACGCGAAACGTTCTGCTGACCAGCGATGGTCTTGACCGTCAGGTCTAGTTTGGTGTCGTCGGCGTTCGTCTCTTGGACGGCTGCGCCTTCGGTCTGCTCCGCTACTGCGGTTCCGGTGGTGACCTTCGAGATCGAGATGGTCAGGCCTGCATCGGGGAGGGCGTGCTTGCGGGCGCGATCCGCGACGGGGCGGCCTGCTCGTGCCAGCGGTGCGGCAAGTTCGGTCAGGAACTGCGGAACCACCAAACCTGCGAAGTTCGCGGAGGTCACATCGCGACGCTCGATGCGCTCCTCGTTCATGTGTCGGGCGAGTCGCTCCCGGGCGGCGTAATCGTTGTTGAACTGTGCGGCGAACGCATCGCGGAGGAACGAGTTGCTGCTCTCCAGGCTGTAGGTGCGTGGCTCTGACTTGATGGTGGTCACATCGGTCTCCTGTAGTCTTACTTCGGCTCGGATCTCCGCAGCCTTCGCCTGCCGCTCTTCGAGTTCGCTGTAGCGAGCGATCTGCTCATCCAGCGAGCGGATCAGGTCGAGGTTGGCTGCGATTTCTCCATCCTCCTCGGAGTTGATGTCGCGGCCTGCGGCTTGCGCCTCGTTCACGATGTTCTCGCTTGCGGTGATCAGCGCGTCGCGCTTCTCGATGAGGGTGGCTGAGTGCTTCACGGTTGCTCCGTTTCTGTCGTCTCTGAATGTCTCGGAGTGCTTCTGCGAGTGACCCTCATCGGATCGGCTCTATTGCGGCTGCCGTTTCGCTCTGGCGATTCTGAGTTGTGCTTTCCTCAACGCCGGAGCGACACTAGGGAGCGTACCAAAGGTTTGTGCAGTTCGCAACTCTGCGGAGGTCTCCTCGTAGGCGGGGAAGGTCACTACCGACACATCGAAGAGTTGCACCTCCGTCAGTTCCCGGATGCTCATCTCCTTGTTCCACGAGTCTTTGACGGTGCGGAACGCAAACGACATTTGTGAGAGGTCTCCTCGGGTCA